CCTTCGGGAAGAATAAATCTTTACCATATTTCATAACAGTTTATCTTTATAAAAAAACCGTAAATTTATCCTGGGTTCTCGGTGGATAACGCTAATATTTTTGTATTCATAATATAGGTATAAATATAGATAAAAATATATTACTATATATCATTATGCAAAAAAAGGTAAATAAAATGTTTGAAAAATATGTTCCAAAACCGGACCCAGTAGAAGTCCAACCAAAAGATGAATATGAATACACCATGTTTTTTGACGGATGTTGTAAAGGAAACCCCGGAAAAGGAGGGGCTGGAGCTGTAATATACAAAAATGGAACAGAAATATGGGCACAAGCTATCTATGTAGGAGACATGTGTACGAATAATATATCAGAATACGTTGGGTTAATTCTCGGTCTACAACAAGCAAAAAATATGAATATTAAAACTCTTTTTGTAAAAGGAGACTCTCAGCTTGTTATAAAACAGATGAAAGGAGAGTACAAGGTTTCATCTCCAAATATTATGGATCCGCATAATGATGCCAAATCTATTGCAAAATTTTTTGATAAAATAGAATTTCAACACGTTTATAGAACGTTCAATAAACGTGCAGATGAATTGTCTAACTTTGGACTAAATTACAAGACCCCTTTGTACTAAATTTGTCCATACTCCAATAAACCAGGTCCATTTAATATGGACGGAGACTTGTATTTTACAAAATCAAGTTCCCTTTTTGTTGTTGGAAATAGTTCAATCCCATAAATATCTTGTAACATTAGCCATTCAAATAAACCCCCGGTATATAAATGAACATTCGTAAAACCAAATTTTACTAATTTTTGATACTTTTCAAAGCATTTGTGATCATTACAGTTCCTTCCATATACTATAATTTTGCAAGAAAAATAGCGCTGATTCAACAATCGGTTTATAATAGCCTCTTCACTCGCAGCCGGAATAGTTCCTACAATTAAACAGTCTTGTTGATTTTCTGGAAGTGTATTTAACAATAAGAATTGTTTTGGTGTCGTTTGAACATATTGTACATCTTCAAAATTTAATTTTTTTATAGACAATGTACTTCCCATACATAATAATAACCTTGATATTTATTATTATGAATTAACGTTTAAATGGTATTTTGTTTTGTTTGATTTGTTTGATTTGTTTGATTTGATTTGTTTGATTTGATTTGTTTGATTTTTAATGGAACTGAACAACTATTTCCACCTTTTCCTTTTTAATGCTTTTTGTTGCAGAAACAGACAGTTCTTCTCTCTTCTTGCGAGTTTTGCTATTGTCAATAGTTATACCTTTTCTCTTAGATGTACTATTGCGATTATTCATATCTTTATCAATTGTATCGTAATTTTCTTCAATATAGTCAATTACTTTATTTTCCAATGCCCATTTAAAAAAGTTTAATTGTCCAATAGTAGTTTCAATGCAAGTGTCTTCCTTGTAAGGAATACTAATTCGCGTCCACCTACAAAACGGGTCAAAACGTTTTTTACTATAAGCCTTCAATTTCAATTTATAATCAACATAAACCTTGAATCTTCGTTCTTGCTCTTCCTCTATAACGTAGTTAGTATAGTATTTTTTTGCATAGTTTGTAGCAAACCAATCTACAATTCGCAATGAGATTTTTGAATCTCCAGTAATGATTTTTAACATGCGATTTAGAATAATTTCGTCTTTATAAAACTCCATTAGATTATGCAACAATAAATCATTTTGGGTTGTATAATTTATACTTGATGATGACATACATTTTTATATGGATTAGTTTTAAATCTTTTTAATTTCAAATGCTTTTATTCGTTTGGTTTCGTTAATTCATTCTTTTCTATCGTAGTGCAAATGGGTTTTAAAAATTCATTGCTTGCTGTTATATCGTTTATATAATTGCTATTTAAAAATGGATTTTGCCCGATTTGAGATATCAGTTCTCTCTCTGCAATTTTATAACAACTATCTTCTCTTCTTGAACCACTATTTGACATATTATCTGAATTAGTCATAAACATGCTGGTATTATCTTCATTCAATGCTTGCAAATACGCCGAATTTTCTTTTATCACATCTAACTGCGATAGAATGTCATGTTGTATTTTATTTTTATATATTCTCTGCGATTTTTCATAACTCTTTCCTATACTCCATTTCCATTCAATAATTTCCATATATGTTTAATTATATATCTTAAAATATATTTGACATGAGAACTAATTATCATGCTTAACAATAATTAAATTTTTTTGAAATATAAACTTTTCTTGGGACATTTTTCGTCTCTTTAAATTGCATTCCAAACAACAAATGACAACATTATCACTATTGTGTCCATTATTATTATCTATACGATCTAAAGTCCATTGTTTTAATTCTCTTACAATTTCATAAAGTAAAAACATGTTGCATTTGCAATAATAGCAATTTAATCCAATTTTAGAAATTTTTTCTATTGTTGCAGATAGTTCAATAAACTTGACCGGATTGTATATATTTTTTAAAATGTCTTGTCGTTTATATCCTGATAATTTTTTTTCTAATTGACAAATAATTAATTTTTTTGAGTAAGTTTCTTCATATGATCCACGATGTATATCATTTATATCTTCTAATTGTTTGTGATGTTCGTATTGAGATTCTTCCATTTTCCATTTATCAACACCAATCTTTTTTTTTTCTTCGCGATCATGTATTAGTTTTTTCATTTGATACTTATTATTTTTTCCTTCAATTAATATTTTTTTAGTTTCAAGAGACATATAACTATTGCAGATTTTAAAAATTATACTATAACTAAAAAATAGAGTTAAACTTAAAGACCTATACTATACTAAATGGAAGAAATTGCAGACGAATGCATTGAATTAAAAAATATAAAATATAAAACTATGTTATTGAATGGAGCTCCAATAAAGGAAACAAAATCCATTAACGATCTTTCCAATTTAGAATTATTCTTAGAAGAAGAGAATATAAATAACCAGAATGAGCCTTGGACAAAGCTTAATAAAACTCAAAAAACTAAAAAAATATTAGATTTTATTGAAACTTATGTTAAAAAACAAAAATATGACGAGTCTGAATGCGCTCAATTAACGTTATTTTTAAAAGATTGTTTGGAAAAAAAACGTCTTAGTCGGGTGAAAGATGTTATTTACGATAAAACTACGGGAGAAATAACAAGTATTCCAGGAATTGTTTACAGTAAGTCAACAAACCATTTCACATTAAAATATTGTGATAAAAGAGTCTCTACTCTGAAAAATCTCCCCCCTAAAAAAAATTTGTCAAAAGATAAACCATTAGTGATTGTATAAAATATTATAGTTGTCAGAAACCTGGCGATTCAAAGATTTATAAATAAAATTGATATAGATATATTTTACATTTATATCTATATATTATAGTTTTGCACAATTGCATTAATGAAAAATTATGTAGTGGATGAATTGGAGGATATTACTTATTCTATTTTACCACAAGATACGCCGTCGCTTTATGATGAAATAAGTGTAGAGGAATTTACTCAGAATGTTTTATTATTAATGGAAGAATACATTTCAAACGACCCGACTTGCATTTCAGAACCAAATTTTCATGAGACTTTTGTAGAAGAAATAAAAAGCCTTATATATGATCCTATTGTTTCAAGTATTTATTGGAATAACGACTTGGAAGAAGATTTTGACATTCTATTTGATGAAATTGTTGAACTATTTTATTCTTCTTACATGCCACGAAGGTCGTATTCAGACTCTATTATTTTGAAAAGCCACATTATTGATATTGATGCAACCCAGAAACAAATAGATTATCTTAAAAATATTCCTCAACCACAGCAACGAACAAAGGAATGGTATGATTTTAGAAATAACTTGATTACAGCAAGTAATGCATACAAAGCCTTTGAAAATCAGACTGTGAAAAATCAATTGGTATATGAAAAATGCAAGCTTGGAACAGTTGATTTGTCTCCAACACCTGTTAATGTAAATAGTCCGATGCATCATGGACAAAAATAT